GGAGGTGGGTTTCTGTAATTAAACGTTTCATATGTTATAGGAAACACTTCAACTTGTTCCTGATTTTTTCTTTCAACTGCGAAGAATGTTGGGCCCATAAACCAATGGAGTACTTTTGTAAGACCATCCTTTCTTTCGGGTGTCGCTGAAAGTCCAAATATATGCCTAGGGCACATTTTGAAGAGGGATTGACTAAAAACCTTTGCACATATATGATGCGCTTCATCTACAATTAGGGTTCCCACTGAATCAAAATCACTGAATGAATACTCCTTGAGGGATAGGGATTGAAGCATTGCAATAACAAAATCACAATTGATTTCCTTCTTATCCTGTTGAACTATACCAATCGTAGCACCTGGACAAAACTGTTGGATACGTTCCCTCCATTGATCTGCGAGGAACTGCTTATGGACGACAATCATTGTACGATACCCCAATTTACAGGCTATAGCCAAGGATACCGTCGTTTTGCCATAGCCACATGGTAAAGAAAGGACACCATGCCCTGCTTTAATTGCTGCTGCGAGTGCCTCATTTTGATGGGTTGCGTCTCTGAGCTGTCCGACAAACCTGGCGTTTGAACGAGCTGGTTGAGGTCTTCGGTCCTCTTTAGACTCCCCAAGTTTAGCAGTTCCGTAGAATCTTGGAATGCAGATTCCATTCTTAGTTGTTCTGAAAACTTTAAAAGGGGGTGGAGGAAATCCATAATCCCCATTGACCACAGGTCTTACCGTAAGTTCTTTTTTAATTTCCTGTATTGATGACCCACCTGTAACAAGATAACCCGTCCGCGTGAGCATTTACTATATTAAAGATTAGTAACTTTATATAACAAATGTCTATTGTATCTGTGGATGAAAATATTGAACGAATCCAGACAGCCATGAATACGTTTCGCGATGAAATAAAAGATCATCATGTGCGTATTAAGGAGATCAAGGAAGAGATTCTTCGCCTAGAGGGTTGTATGCTTACATTTACAGGTTTTAAGGAGGCTGGAATTCAACGAATTTTACCCGACTGTAAAATGTCAAACACCTCTCATTGTGAAGAGGAACACCCTCGTGAAGAGGAACACCCTCGTGAAGAGGAACACCCTCATGAAGAGGAACACCCTCGTGAAGAGGAACACCCTCATGAAGAGGAACACCCTCATGAAGAGGAACACCCTCATGAGAAAGAAGAGGGAGAAAAACCAAGCAGTAAAAATTGGATTAAGCATTCGTTTCACATGATTTAATTATCCATGAAAATCCACTATAATTACCCACATTCCAAACACCTTTAAAATCTATTTCAACTTCAGCTTCATCATCTTTTATAAGAGATTGGATAGGTCTCCCTTTGACCTCACACATCACTCTCCTATATCGGAATGGAACCTTCACTGTCAATATACGACCATCTAGGGGGTCATCTAGATGTCTATTTTTTACTAACCAAGCTTTATTGATTTGCATACGTTTTATAATTTCAGTGCAATTTTCAGGAATGACCAAACGAATGTATTTTTTATCGTTGTGGTCATACATGGGTGTATGTACTCTTGCTAGAAACTTCATATGTTTCTATTACGGTATACGAGGATTAAAACTATAAGCACTAAAAGTGTTATAGATATAATTTGTGTAAGAAGAAATGGACTCAACGGTTCCCGTGTCCCAAAACATTTGTGACTAAGCGCCCTTGATACTTCCACTGCCGCTTCAATACTGGAATATGGTGTATTTCTAGGGGACATCATACCACACATGGCAACACTTGGACACTTACCAAAGAAGGGGAGTTGTCCATGAAGGCTTAAAACTCCCGAAGATTGGGAGAAATGCCATCGCTCCCCATCCCAATCTGCACCCCAACCAAAACGAATCTCACGTGGAAGTGGGACATCTAACTCGCTCAAAACAAGGCTCCTTAATTCTTCGGGTGGTGTTGTGAGAATGTCTTCAGTTAGATCACATATCACACATGAGACGGTCATACCATCAGATAATACAACTGGTTGAAGATTCAATTTAGTCGTCGCGGCAATTTCCAAATCATTTCCAAGTTCAACGGGTTCATTGAAGTCCAATAAAACATTTATACACCCATATGTACTCTCGCGAACTTTCTTTTCTGCATCTTGACCCCAGTTATCACCTAAAAACTGTATGGCTGGGCTATTATCTAAACATAAGAAAAGTATTCCATTACTGATACTGGTTTTATCTGAAAATTCCGCTACGTAACCATCTTCTAAATATTCAAGTTCTTTCAGTTCTTTTTCAAATTCAAATTCTACACCAACATCTTCTAAAGCTTTCTGCATTGCATCACACATCACTTTACCAGAAACCTTTTGGGTAAATTGTTTTGAGAGAGCCACATGATCAAAACTCTTTACAAACTCCCAAGCAGACATGACATCCCAAGTGACACCATCCATGATAAGGGGGATGTGCTCTAATAGGCGCTGCCCACTCTCACTCAATGGACCTAGAGCATCTTTGAGAGACATACCCTTATATATCTCTGGTTTAGCGAGTACCCTAGCAGCTAAAGATGTTAAGGCTCCGTAATCCTTTATGGACAATGAACGTAATATGAAACCATATGAATCTTTTTGAACGGGTTCAAATATATCATCCCAATTAATTCCCATCTCCCTAAAAAGACTTTGTGTATTGACAAACGCCTTGTCAAAAACTATACGATGTGCGTGAAGATCCCTAACATCTTCACTAGGTTCCCACCATGATCCGCCTGCTGAAGTCTTTCTGTCGTAGATTGTAATATCGTGATTACCTGACCTGAGTATTTCCCACGCGAGGGACATCCCAGTTGGGCCAGCTCCAACTATATGAACTTTCATTCTACTTTTAGCCGATATATAATTTTTCGTGAGTGAACGTGTAAAAGACTAGGAGGGCTAGGGTTAACCATAATTGTGTATTCATGAACTTCATACCCCTATAGATGACAAACATGACCAGGAAGAGATGCATTGGAATCGTCTCTCTTCCATACTTGAGGTAGAACCCAGCCGTCGCTGCTCCTGACATTGTGAGAGCACTTATAAAACTTGTCATACTTGGTTTGTAAATAAACCATGAGACAAAGAGGAGTGCCACGTAGGAAATGAAGATGGACCTTCTTCCAAACTCTGTCAGACTTTCAACAATTCTAAGTTTTTCACCTTCGATGAGTCGTGTTTCCCAATGTGGGCCTAGGATGAGATAAGACAAATACAAAAATATGAAGGTTTGCCACATTTAAATTAGGTTTAGATCATTTTTTTCATCGCATTTGGAACCATTTGGTTAACGACAGTTGAACCAGTCTCAGAGAGGAGTTCGAGAACGCCCAAAATGAGAACAGATTGCTGAGCCATGACAATCATCTTAGCCATAGGGCTGATGGGGTAGATGTCACCAAAACCAACGGTGGACTGAACAGTAAAAGCGAAGTAGAGATGATCTAAGAAGCTAGATTCCTTATCCAGACCATTAAATTGTTCACCACCTATCTTGGAAACCGTAAAATACATGAGAGTGAAAAGTAGGATAGCCACAAAATTGAGACTCATAGTTTTCGCGAGCGCCATTTATAGTTTGAAAATATTTTAAATGAAACCTTGTGTCTTGCGCTCCTCTGGTGTCTTGATGAGATACATTACAGTGAGGAACAGTGTGGTTGATATGAGAGCGTACTCAATATCTTGAGTCGCACTGAACGCGATAGCCATGAGAGACACAAACTTGAATATCTTATTGTTAAAGAGGGACCTGAGATTTTCAGGGATTTGGATGGCGTTACCAGAGAACAAACCCTGATACAATATGATTAGGGTAAAAAGGATTGGTTGACTCTTGATAGTTCTCTCAGTTTGATTACTCAAGGGGCCGAGGAAACTTGACAGATTTTTCATTATAAAGTAACTTAAGATAAAAATAAAAAGTAAATCTAATGTAGGATGTTATGTATATCACAACATAACCCGGTTAAAGTAAATCGGAAAATCAAAACATGGAAGTTTGCCACCAAATTTCTATGGAAAAACCACACTGTACAAAATAAATCTGAACTTGGTAAATGGACGAGAGATGAACTTCTTGAACTTGGTCCAACATTTGTAAAATTAGGTCAAATCGCTTCCACGAGAGGGGATCTCTATCCACCAGAATTTACAAAAGAGTTGGAATCTCTTCAAGATAACGTCCCTCCCGTGGAGTTTGATACCGATGTAGACTACGACATTTTCAAAGAATTTGACCCTGTACCATTTAAATCTGCGAGTATTGGCCAAGTCCATATGGCTGTACTCCAAAACGGTCAAAAAGTTGTTGTAAAATTAAAACGCCCAGGAATCGTGGATATCATGAAGGAGGATACAGATAATATTCGGGACATTGTACATTTTCTAGAACGAGTTGGTATAGATACAGGAAACAGTTCGGGTTTAGTCCTTGATGAGTCTATAGAGTATCTCTTGGGAGAGGCGGATTACATACAAGAAATTGATAATGCTATAAAGTTTCGAAAAAGTATGAAAGATGTTGACTGGGTAAAGATTCCGAAAGTCTACAAAAAATATTCCAATGATGAGATGATCGTCATGGAATATGTACCTTCAGTGAAACTGACCGAAATCACTGACAATAAGGTGAACAAGAAGAAAGTGTGTGAAGCCTTAATTAACTCGTATGTCATTCAGACTATGGATAATGGCCTTTTCCATGCTGACCCACACCCTGGTAACTTGGGTTTTTCACCCAAGGGAAAACTTGTATTTTATGATTTTGGGTTGCTCGTACCACTTTCCGAAGAACTGAGGGATGGGTTCACAAAACTTTTTGGGTTTATAATCATGAGGGATACAGCTGGTATAGTTGATACTCTCGTCAAATTGGGTGTGATCGTTCCAACGTCTTCAGATGTTTCTGATATCGAATTGTTCTTCGAAACTATTTTAGGGTACTTGGAAACCCTAGATGGTTCTGGAATTGTGAATGATGACCTAGCGGCACAACTCGCCATTGAAAAGCCATTCGTCGTACCAAGTAGTTTCGTGTACCTCGCCAAAGCTTTTTCCACAATTGAAGGTATTTGTCTCAAATTGGATCCAGACTTTAACTACTTCACGTACCTGGAACCCCTTATCCAACAACAAATAATTGAATCCGTTGATGTGGGTGAGATATTCATGAAGACGACAGAGATACCTGGAACCATCGGTAAAATAAATACAAGTGTATTAGGTCTTCAAAAGTCTAGGGGATCTATGAAACGCGCGATGATCAAAACACAACAAGAAATTAGGCTCGTCCAGTACAGCGTGGTATGTGCTCTACTGGCTGAGAGATTTGGGGATAACCCACCCCTAGCTATGTTTTTTGTTTTTTGTACCCTATGGCTTACTTTTCGTAAAAGTCAATAGACTTTTTACCACTCTTTGTGGGTTTGACACCCTTCTTAATCAACTTATTATGTTCCTCGAAGTAACCCTTCAAACGACGCTGCTCATCACGGAAAATATCAGAGAACTTCTCTTTGATCTTGTCCACGTCGGCGTCGCGCTCCTTCTGAATCTTCTTGCTCAACCTCTTGAACCCCTTGTTCTTCTTCTCGGCAGCGAATACGGTGAATGTGTTTGTAATTGCAAGCATTTACTTTGTAATGACATTTAATTTTTTAAGCTTTTTCATTCTGGCTGCACGTCTGGGCTGACGCTTAGCCTCCATTTCTGCCACCGCCATATCATTGTAGTTCAGTGCTGGTACCGTTTTAAATTCCTGTTTGGGTTGTTCAACTAAATGAGTGAAACCCAATTTACGAGCAGTTACTGGACGTCTCATAATTTCCAGATCAATTAGAGTTTTCATAGTGCACATCGGGATGATGGTAGTCATTATATTAAGGTACCTGTTCTGGACATTTAATTTTTAAGCGCTTTAATTTCTCCTCAAACTCCCTCTTTTCACCTGGACTCTCGATAGGTTTACCATCAGCAATTGCCTCGATCTCCGGACCCGTCAACTGCATAGAATTTACTCTAAAATCCTGGAACGCTTCCATTGTTAGGGGTACTAGGGGTTGAATCAAATCATAAATAGCTGTGGCATAGTCCCTAATCTCCTTCTGTGCGTGATGATCCATTCTCAGCTGGAGGAAATGCATGAGGTTATGGAGATCCATTTTCCATACAAATGAGGTATAGGTCGCTTGAGGGAGGACACCTCGTGCTTGTTCTCTACATACACCCTTTTCGAGTAGTTGCTCATACAATTTAAACGCCTGTTTGTACTGTTCAGAAAGAGCTCTGTTCAAGTCATCTTCAAGTTCCACAACACCCTCGGATCCCTGATGATTTACAGCAGACTGTCCGCGAAGTACTTCTGGTTCGTAATACTCCTCATCAACGATTGAGTACCGAGCGGACATTTCATTTACAGAGGCTGTCCGGTGTCTCAACCACTGCCGTGCAATGTATAGAGGTGCCTTGATCCTAAATTTAAATACTACAAGTTCTAGGGGTGAAGTATGCCAATTACGGACAAGGTAACGAATGAGACCACGATCACCACGCGTCGTTTTAGTACCCGTTTGGTAACTCACACGGGCACCATCAACAATAGCCTTATCTAGATTCTCTCTAGGCATGTGGTCTACAAGTTCAACAAATCCATGATCCAATACTTTCTTCATTATAACAATCTATCCGTTCTAATCTTTAATAATCACAACTCTCATCGAAAGGTACTTCTCCGCAAAAATCGTACAACTTGTACAACTTTTCTTGTGCATCTTTACTAACAACTTCAACATTATTCATGGCATCCATGGCTTGATCAACCAGTTCTAGAAATGTATCAAGTTCATCGAGTGCCACGCGATGGGTATTCCTATTTACCTTTTTACTATGAAAAGCTGACTTGAGACGTTTATTAGACTTGATAGTTTTATCAAGGTTTGGTTTGTTGGTAGCGGCAGACATACGGATAGTGAGACTCATTGTATATAATGTACTTGTTTCACATCCTTAATTAATTTAAAGATCATATATGAATTTAAAATAAATGAGAGAACATAACGATCTTGTCTTAGAATTACCAAATTTTGTACCACAATCATTATGTAAAAAAATGATCCAGGCGTTTGAGAAAACCCCTAATAAGTCACCTGGAGAAGTTGTATATGATAATAAAATAAGTGTTATCCCAGAACAGAAAAACTCTCTTGATTGTTGTATTTGTTCACAATGTTTACCGGACGCGGAACATGAATCTAAAGAGTGTATAAAGTTTATACAAAGCGCGATAGAATTATATAGACTTCAACTTAAGAATGAATATGAATATAAACAGAAGATGCATACTTTTGAACCAATGTTATCAAGAAATGTAAATTATGATGAGATCAACCCCGCTATTCATAAACAACCCAGAGGTGGTAAATATGCGTGGCATTTTGATTATAGAGATGGATGTGATAATTTTGCTATGGTCATGATTTATCTAAATACATTAGAACCCGAAGAAGGTGGTTGTACAGAATTTGGTAACGGTAGGAAAGTTAGACCGGAATGTGGTAAAGTGGTAATATGGCCAGCTTCATGGGCATATCCTCATTGTGGAAACGAAGTAAAATGTGATTCTAAATATACGATTGTTACAACTCTAAATATGAATAAATTAACCGAGTCCTGAAATTAAGTCCTTGAGATCCCTATAGTATCTCTTAAGATCCTTCATAAACCTCTTGTTGTTCTCTAGGACTTCACATTCAGGTTTATTAAGATAAATCCAGGCCAGGTTTGACTTTGAATATTTTGTTCTCTTTTGGTTTTCATTTGGGCGTCTTGGAACCAACTTTGTAGTCTTCTTGGCTTTCTTTGTAGATGCAGGTGTAACCTCTACCCTATTCACAAAACTGAGAGCTTGCATGACAGTATCTGCGAGGTCATCTTTTTTCTTGGACTTGAGGAAAATATCTAACCAATGTGCATTCACATCATCTTGACGGATGAAGGCTTCGCATCTTTCTATAGCAGCCTTCTTTCTCTTATTGTACTGCGCTTTACCCGGACCTGCGATATCTGGTATCTTGTGCCGAGCATCGTATAGGATAGTTTCAGCTTGAGGACATTTAATAATGAAATATGCGTGGAGGAAGTGCATCACTGAGATCATCTTCTTGTTACGATCGGGTTGTTTTTCAATTAGGATTGTCTTAGCCCCAAGTACCCAAGGTCTCTCATCTAAGTGTTTTCTAAGAGACACATAAACACCGTCTTCATGTTCAGGTGGAACACCTGAAACATCCCATTCCCTCACGAGATTATCATGATCTTCATCAAGTAAGCACATCGCCAAATTCCTTATACCAACATCAATACTTAGAATCATTAGATAGATCTTTAAATATACCTTTAAGTTAATGAAGTGTATCGCGCATCGTGGATATTCCCTAAAGTACAAAGATAATAGCATTGAAGCTATAAGAGAAGCAATTCATAGGGAATACGATGGCGTTGAGATTGATGTACAAATTTGTGAGACTGGGGAGCTTGTATTGTTTCATGACGTGTATATTATGGGTAAGTTCATTTCTGATATGTCTTTAGAACACGTAAGAGAATTGGGGATATGTACACTTCAAGATGTGTACGACCAAATACCAGAACTAAGAAGAACACTTCTACTTCTAGACATAAAGGGTAAGAACTTGGGGATTGTCAAAGCTTTAGAAAATTTTTATGAGAAGGAGTCAACCGAAAATGTATTTTTTTGTAGTTTCAATCGTAAGATTATTTACAGTTTACCACAAGAATTCAAAATAGGTTCAACTTTTGAGACAACTTTTCACACGAGTGAATACCCTCTAATCGTGATGGGTCTCAACGCAGTTATACTCCATTGGACGTGTTTAGACAGTGATTTCATAACCTACTGTAAATCACATGATATTAAGGTTTATACGTATACACATAAAGAAGACGAAGAGTTGGATTATATGTATAGGTACGGTGTTGATGGAATTATTACTAATGGATTTTAAAAGCGGCGAGCAGCGGCCCCACTCATGTTGGTCATACCCTTTTGTCCAGCTGGGGACAGGGCCATAACCATGACGAGTACGATAATCATGCAGCAGCACACCACAGAGGCAATCATCGCGTACTTCATAGGACCAGTGAGACCCTCAAAGAAGGTGCCAATAATATCCGCGATACCCTTGTTCTCAGTCTTTGCGGCTGCATCCGCGGCAGCATCGAGTTGATTTAAGATGTCGCTAGAGGCTATGGCATCAACAAGATTGTTAGTTACCAACGTGGCAACAACTTGTGCCGTGATATCTTGTGTATAATTAATTGAACCACCTAGGGTGCAATCATAACCATCAATGGTGTATACACCATCTTGAATACTCACCTGTTCCGCTATAGCCGAGTTAATATTTTCAATGTTTATGACATTTTCAACAATATTTGTAACTGCCAAGTTAAGTTCTTGATTAACGTTCTGTTTGTCACCAAATTGAAAGTTACCCGCTTCTGTAACTTTATCAACTTGAGCCTGTACCGCCGCTGTCATTTCATTGGTAATAGCATTTTTAATAGCAGTTACCTGAGTGTTATTAAGTTGTGAACTCGAACTTGCTGTTGCGTTAACGGTCTGTGTGACGGTGGTATCGCAACCCACTACATTTCTCATACTAAGACTCATTGTCTGAATATTAGCTTGAGACGCTATAGATTCACTTTTATTTGTTGTAGTTTGTTCAAAAATACTTTGATTCATAGACGAGATGTTGAAGGCTTGATTGATTCGTTGATCACCACCACCTCCCATGATTTATTAATTTGTACTGAGAAAATAATGTTACCAAAATGTATAATGAAACTCAACTTCAAAAAGATAAAACTTAACCAGGTTGTCCTAGTTGTGGCGATCGTCGTTATCGTGGGTTGGTTACTCATGCGTTCCAGGCGAGTTGAAAATATGGAGAGTGATCCCGCGAATGCTTCAGACGTTGTTTTATACGTTGAGAACCGTGATGAACCCAATCCATTTGTTGTCTATGGTATGGCTAAGAAGATGACGGACGATGACAGCAAACTCGAGAAGATCCTAGAACTCGCGACTGAAGGTAAAAAGGCTGAACTTTTGGAACACCTAAAGACCCTGTAAATTTTTGTGTAAGGAAAGTGTATACGATTTTATTAAAGTTGACCCCAATGTTTAATAAAATCTCAGTAGATAGTAGATTTAGAAATCATGGTTTGGCCATTTCCTAAACGGGAGTACCACGATAAGTGGTATTGGCATTCACATGCAGCTGAAGAGTTTTTGACTGACGTCGGAAACGTCGCGGTGGACATCGGACGTGCGACCCCAATTGGAGTAGTGGTTGATGTGGCGATGGGTAATGAGACCGTATATGAAGAAGTATATGAAAAACTAATTCCAGACCCGCCAACACCCCCAGCACCTGAGACGCCACCAGCGTGTACCACTTTTTATGTAACTCCAACTGAATTAAATTTAAGGTCGTTCGATCCGGATCAGGAAGGTTCTCGTTGTAATAATACATTAACTACGTGGCTAGAGACGGAGAGAGTAAATTTTTGTTCGGATGTTGCTAATTTTACGAAAAATCCAGGTGGTGGTACGTGTAAGGAAAGAAACGAGGGTCAAGCTATTGCGAGAGAATATTGTGGTGAAGATGCTAGAATAAAGTCGGCGTCATGTACAAGTCAATATCTAGGACCCGAAGTATACCCCGAACTTGCAGCGGCATACTGCCAAACTGATGATGGTAAAGCTGATCAATGGTGTACATGTTACAATGTAGTAAACGGTGTGTGTGACAGTGACCCCAACGCCGCAGGGTGTGCAGCAAAAACTGAACACTACGATCCTCTTGTCGCAGCTACACCTGATGGTTTTAAATCTGAATGGATTGGCCGTGAATCGTGTTATGGTCTGGTGTGTCAACAAGAAGGAAATATTTCTAAATGGATCCCGGAAGACCCCACTCGTGATGCGCGCTGTTCAGCATCCATAAATATTTGTGGAATGGGAGAAATCAACGCCGAGAATCTTGTTCAATCTGATATTATAACTTCGTGTAATATAGGTGGTGTAGAATATGATGAGAACGGTTACCCAATTGAAAAAAACGATGACGATGACGATGAGGGTTTTATGAAATACATACCAACATCTGTAGATGATTTTAGCAATCCAACTAAGATGATTGGTGTGGGTACTTCAGTCATATCTTCGTCGTTGTGTTGTCTGTGTATCATATTATTGATAGCAATGATGAGTTCTGGTGGTGGTCAGTCGGTGGGTGGCGGGAGATTCATGAGATAAAATCTCAGTGTTTAACAGATAACCATGGCTCTTCTTCTTGGTGCCGGTGCGGCCGCTGCTTGTGGTTTAGGTATAGTTAATTGTACTCCAGAAACGAGTTATCCCACAGTTGATATTGATCAGTGTGAAGAAATGAATCAGCAACTAAAGGATGAATATGGAGATGATTATCTGACAGACCGTGAAAAAATGCCAATCACAGGGATGGCACTCCAGTACATTAAAGGTACAGGGTGTGAATCAACTTTCGGGTATGAAACACTCGCTGATGAGTTTTGTGAATCTTTAGAGAATTACAATACTCAAATTGGTGGTGGTGAGACGTGTGGTACAACGAGGGATCCAACTAATCAATTAAGATCACGATGGTGTCTCAATGAAGAGGGTCCAGACGCGTCAACGAGCAATGGAATTACTATAGGTCCAGATGCACAAAATCGTCTGAAAGGTAGTGACAAATGTTCTAAAGACAACCTTTCAAATAAATACGATAGTACTTGGGTGAAATATTGTAAGGCAAAACCAGATGATCTGGATTGTACTTGTTACAACATGAAGAACAATGTATGTGATGTGCATCCTGGAGCAGCTGGATGTACCTATTATGATATATTGGAATCAAACAAGGAAGCTTTTAGTACAGCGGAAGAGAGGGCCGACCTTAAAGCTGCAGCTCTTACTGCGGGTAAAGGTGAAGATGAAATAGAAGATCCCGCATCCTACACTACCCTCAAAACTAAGGGTCATTGTAGACCTAGGTCGTGTGATAGTGGTTATATTCCACCGAATGTTAAAAGTGATTGTGCATCCACGTACCCGATATGTGGTCAAGACATAGATATACGAACACACACAAATACTCAACTTGCTGTCAAGTGCAATTATGACCCAGATAGAGTAACAACTTTTCCAGATTGGTGGACCGAAGAGCGAGATACGAGTTTTATGGATAGAGCCTTAGAAAGACAACCTCCGTTTGATACATTTCCATTAAATATACTTCCTATCACCCGCTTTCCAAAGAAGTTTAATTGGAAAGACCGGGATGTCAGATATCTTACTTACCTATCAACCAGTCTTTCATCGTGTATATGTACAATCATAATTGTTGTGATGTTTAGCTTAAAGAGATAATAGAAAATTACTCTATGTGGTGTTGGTGGTGTTGTCATCCATTCGAAGGAACACCTTTAAATATGCCTTATAAATACGATGATCGTAGAAACAAATTTTACACAGTTGGCAACTATTGTTCATGGAGTTGTGTAAAGTCGCACGCTATAGATAAATATGGTTGTACGAAAGGTGGTATTGTATGTGGGAACATCCTACTTATGCGTAAAAAAATGTATAATCAATTTGGTCATGTAAAACCAGCACCAGATAGATATGTACTAGAAGAATTTGGTGGTGACATGACAATAGAAGCGTTTAGGGAAAATCAAACAAGGGATATAGAAGAACCTAAAAAGATTGAAACTACACCAGTTATAAATAACACAGTACCCATTATTTCAGACATAAAAAGGATGGATGAAATAAAGAATGCGTCATCATCTAATAATGCACTAAAACTAAAGAGAAACAAACCTCTAAAAAGAAATCATAATAATTTAGAATCAGCGTTAGGTTTAATTATTACACCCAAATCCTAAATTTCTCTTCTGTTTCGGTGTCGGCAATGATTGTGGTAAATATGTAGATTTTTTACTGTGGACCCACTTCTCTCCGTCATGTGCAGTCCATCTAATATCTAATCTTTCTATGACCTTCCTACATAAGACACATGGCAATGAGATTGCATCTCCGTAAATATTTTTACGTTCAATCACAAGTTCACCATATTTCCTATGTAACCAGTCTGTAAATTGATGGGGTTTATTTCCCCTAATGATACATGTTCGGTAGAGCCTTCGTATTAATTTTCTTTCTGCACAGCATAAACAATCACTAATAACAACAGGCCCTTTGGACATGTAACTCGTAACGGTGCAGTATTTCATGGGCAACAATTTAGACAAATTTTTCCGTTATAAACAAAATCACACTTTTGACACTCACTTAGGATATTAATTTTCTTTTTCGAAACAAGTCCTTTGGAAAAACGATTAAGTTCTTTTACAGTATATATTCCGTATTGTATCATAACCTCCAAAGGAGGAAACTTCATACTACATTGTAGACAATTCAAATCCTTAATTTGGTTTCATGCAACACGAAAATATATCACGGAAGGCCTTATTAGCTTTAAGCATACCGGCAAATCCATCAATAATAGGTGGAACCATTGTTTTGAGAATAGTTTCAAATTCGGAATCCTTTTCACCTTCATCAATTTCTTCTATGAGGTGATACAACACAGCGATTACCAATTTCTTCTTTTGAGGACCTTCTAATTGTCTGAACTTCGCAGTTTTCATCATCAACTTAGCCACAATTGGTGGGATATCCTCCTTTTGAAGGCCATCACCTAAATA